TGAAATGTGTGAGGACCCCTATATTGCTATGGAAGACAACAAATGGTGGGAAGGTTATGACGGTCACCAAGACGTCATAATTGATGACTATCGCCGCGATTTTTGTAAGTTTAAGGTTTTACTACAACTTTTAGACAGATACCCTATGAGGGTTGAATGTAAAGGTGGTTCCAGACAATTTAGGGCAAAACGATTATTTATAACGACCCCCAAGTCCCCTAAGGAGACCTGGGAGGGTCGTACTGACGAAGAACTATATCAGCTACTTAGAAGAATAGATTTCACAGAAGAAATCATTTAAAGTCTATTATATAATAATATCTCTGTATATTATATAATGCCGAAACGTTCCGGATACCGTAGACGAGTAATTCGTCGCCCTCGCCGCGCCGCGCCCACTGCTGCCTTTCGTAAGAAAGTCTTGTCAGTCCTCAAATCCCAAAGCGAAATGAAGTTTAATTCCCGCCAGTTTTCATCTGTTCTACCTGCTGGTATAAATGGTAGCCAAGGCATTTACCATTTAGAGCCTGATATTCCCCAAGGGGATAATACATCTCAACGAACTGGTAACTCTATTAGAGTACATAAGGTCGTTATACAGGGATACATACACTGGAAACCTAATTTGTATAACTCAGAGCATAACGCTCAGAATGCGATTACAAATGGTTCTAACATAGTTAAGCTTATGGTTTTGAAACAACGTTCAAGTAACTCTGGTTACGCTGTCGTTAATACAACTGGACTATTCGAGTCTAATAACTTATTAGAAGATAGCCAGGCTTATACCGGAACTCTATTAAATATTCTCCAAGATGTTAATAGAGATGCTTTCGTGGTTAAGAAAAAGATAGAATTGAATATGAATGCCACCGTTATTAATAATGGTGCTGGAAGTATCTTATCCGTAGATGGAACAGCCGGTATGTTTAAGAGATTTTCATATACAATGAGATTTGGCAAAGCTGGTAAAAAGCTTGATTTTAGGACTGGCGGACAGCTCCAACCTAATAACTTTCCTTATTTTTTAACCCAGACCGCTCAGAATACATATGACGGTTCACAAGCGGTTAGTATGTTCTCCGATGTGACTGCCAAATGGCACTATACAGACCTTTAAATTCTTTTAAGATAAGTAGATTTAAGATAATAATATTTTAAACCATTTATAAGATGCGAAGCATCTTATAAATCAACGGCAACGTAGTTGTCGTATTGGAGCGACCCATAAGCACGTAGTGCGTTGGAAGCGCGACGTATGTGTAGGATATTTATAAGCGAGGGAGAAATGATTGCCGTAGGCATCATTTCTCGTGTTAGCGCATAAATGTTCGTAACATACCCCTCTATGTTTCCAAGGGAAGAAGAAGTCGGGGTATAGTATTACCCCCGACTTCTGTGTAATTACTTCTGTGTAGAAATAATATAGATGGATAGTATATATTTAGGAGATGGATAGAAAACGCCATTTTTGCTTTACTGACTTCGAACTTGATGAGACCTTTTTACAGGGATTACCGTATGAGTATCTCTGCTATGGCAAAGAGATATGTCCCAGTACTGGTAGAGAACACCTTCAAGGGTACGTTTATTTAAAAAACGCTAAAACATTTTCTGCTATGCGAAAATTGATGACCCCCCGTAATATTCGTGCTTGCGATGGTACAAGCGATGCTAATATTAAATATACTTCAAAAGATGGTAACTTTTTTGAGTTTGGTGAAAGACCTAAACAAGGCTCACGTAATGATATCCACTCTATACAAGAACTTATTGAGACAGGTAATTGCACGATGCGTGATATAGTACAGGAAGCCACATCATTTCAATCAATACGTATGGCGGAAATTAAATTTAAGTATTTTGAGCCCACTCGTAATTGGAAAACCGAAGTACATTGGTTTTACGGAAAATCCGGTTTAGGCAAAACTAAAAAAGCCTATGAAATGTGTGAGGACCCCTATATTGCTATGGAAGACAACAAATGGTGGGAAGGTTATGACGGTCACCAAGACGTCATAATTGATGACTATCGCCGCGATTTTTGTAAGTTTAAGGTTTTACTACAA